TCCACGCCCATGGCACACAAGTGTCTCAAGAACTGTGAAATAAGAAGATGATTGTGACTCTGATCGCAAGCAGTCACATCACTCTCGAACCCACGAACACCTAACCTCTGAGAACCCCAAAGACAACAGTTGTCATCTCCCCCAACCAGGAAACAACAAATGAGCTTTGAGCTGGAACTAACCATGTTATGAGCTCTTGCAAACCAAGTAGACTTTTGGGTGCTATTCATGTCCGCTCCATAGCTGAAATAAATGTCCAAATGTTCTTTCGAATGCCACAAATGGAACATCTGACCTTTCAGCGTCTTCTTGGCATCAGTCAACATTACCACCAATTCATAAAACAAATCAGGTGGAGGGTTGATGATGAGACGACCTTTCGGACTCAACAAGACCTCATCAAACTTAACAAAAGCAGAGTCTCTCTTGGGCATGTCGGCATACTCGGGGCGGACTCGTTTCTCCAAAAACTGGAGATGCTTATTGCGGCTAGCACTAGGCATGTTCTCTAAGTAGGGCATATATTCCTCCTTCGTAATGATGTCCTGTGCTCCTCTGCGCATCAAAGGTATCACATTACCAGCTATTTCTTCCACAAAAGCCTGGTACTTAGGTCCCACCTTCGGATGCACATCAGGAACACCACTACGCCCTAATCGTTTAAGCAAAGCCACCCCCACATAATCTTGTCCGTAGCAAATAGCCCTACGACCAAGATAAACATTGTAGTGAACTTCGCTAAAGTTTCCGGTTGGGAAACTTAATTGGGTGGCGCTTTGAACACGAATTCGGCGAGAATCATAATCATGTTCAGCGAGAATCTCTTTAAAGCTTTCCTCAAAAGAGTGAGCGCCATCCTGCGTCTCTTGACAGGAGACATTCATATTAGTTGGTGTCCAATAAGAATCATCAAATGAAGGGACCAACATCTGAGACTGAACTAGAGGAAATGAGACATCTCCTAAATTGGAAGCTTGGTAGACAGTAAGGACCAAATCAGGTCGACCTCTGTCACAACAATGCCAATAGATCTCTGCAAACCGACCATTACTCATCAACATAGAAATAGTGGTGGGCATCCATCG